GCCATACGTATCGCGTAGGCGTTGGACAACTTGACGAGCGAACCCTCGGCCGCCGTTATTGCTTTCTATATCGGCAATATTAACCGCGTTACGGTAAAGCATATCGGCAACTTCCGGCTCCGTATGTTCCATGCTAGCCCTAGAATATACGACGTCCAGAATATAGGCTTCTTTGTTGTAGACGCCGTATGTGATACTAGCTAACCAGTCGTCGCCAGTATCCGCTGTATCCGTATAGTTTTTAATAACAAAAAAGAGCGGCTCCCCGTTCTGATCACAAGGAACACGCTCATAAGTTTTGAGATTTGAATATAAGACGCCTTTAAGATCTATCGGGATTTGCTGATAGTTGGCGCTGGCTATATCTTCACCCATAGCGCGGCATTTCTCCATATAGCTGTCATAAGACAATACGTCATCGCACAGCATGGATCCGTCGTCCTGAAGGGCTTTCATAGTAATAACCTTTGCCTTATCACCAAAGTGCTCAATCGCACGCCCCGCAAGATCATCAGAGGCCCAGCGCGTCATAATAATGATGATTTTCCCGCCTTCTTCTAAGCGAGATAACATTGTATTAGTAAACCAGTCCCAATGCTTGGCCTTCGTATTTTCGTTATACGCCTCCTCGGCGTTCTTGATAATATCGTCAATAATCAAGATCGTGGCACCGAAGCCTGTCGCAGTACCACCAGGAGAGGTGGCCAGATAGTTATTATAACTACCTTCAAGAGACCACATATCCATTGAAGCGTCGCCACGCTTGATCCTGATATTCGGGAATATATCCGAATACACGATCCGATCGGCGTCGGCTTTTATTTCCTGGATATCATTTCTTACGTTTTTAGCGAAGGTCGTGGACAAGGTCGTGTTATACGATCCTGTCATGATCTTTTCAATAGGGTTTTTACCCAGGATCCACTTAACAGCCATTTGAGCCGTGCGGCTTTTACCATGACGCGGCGGCATATTGATGATTAACACCTTAGCGTCTGGATCCTCATAGAACTCCTGGATCGTATTACAAAACTCAACCAGATAGTCCCGGTCCTTTTTGTAGAAGTCCGGAGCCTGTAGGTGGCAATAATAAAAGAACTCCCGCCGGGCTAGCTCATATTTAAGCTGCTGCAGGAGATCAGGCGTGAGCTTCATATTCTCACCCCTCTTTATCTATTAGCTTCTTTATATCTTCCGTACTAATACCCTCCAAAGGGTTCTGGATCTGGGTATTTACATCCATTTCAGTTTTATCCGTTTGGCCCAGGTACTGCTTACCCAAGAAGATCGCCATTGCAGCAGATCGTTCCGCCAGCTTGAACTGCGTCCGGCGTAGTGAAATCTTTCCGCCCTGACTAAACGTTTTAAAGCACTCCGCAAAATTGGTCTTATAGGTACGTTTACACCAGCGCTCGATCGTGTCGTCGCTGCAATTAAAGAAGCCGGCAATCTCTAACAGCGTACACTGCAGATTGCACAGCTTCTCGAACTGAACCTTATCGATTTCTTTCAGCGGCCTGCCTATTTTTCTTTTACTAGCCATAGACTACACCTCCCCTTTTAACTCCGTATAAGAGAAGTCAATACCGCCACGAATACATGTCACTTGATCGTTACCCGTATGCTTGATGTAGCGTTCCACGATCACGTCACAGAACCGAGGATCTAATTCAATACAGCGGCACTTGCGCTTCAAGTTTTCGCAGGCAATCAAAGTGGATCCAGAACCACCAAAAGGCTCGAATACTATGTCGCCAGGTTTGGAAGAATTCAAGATCCCGCGTTCACATAAAGCGATTGGCTTCATAGTAGGATGCTCAGCATTACGGGAAGGCTTATCGATACGCCAGATCGTATCTTCCGACGTACTCGTTACGCTTTCAACCTCGAAGCTCGGAACCTTGATCGTGATAGTATCAAGATCATTCGTAAAGGAGATCATATATCCACCATCTACAGGAACGGCCTCCAATAGCTTTGCGTCGTCGATCACCGTGGACTTGTTGCGGCCACCGTAGAAGTTATGACTTGCGCCAGGCTTCCAACCATATAAGATCGGCTCATGTTTCCACTGGTAATCTTGGCGGCCCATAACAAACACATTCTTAATCCACACTAAGCATTGCTTTAAAAGTAAACCAGATAGGCGAACATTCTTCCTGAAGCTCTCGCCGTAGCTATCAGCATGACAAATATAATAAGCGCCGCCAGCCTTTAGCTTTTCATGGATCACAGAGAACACGTTGTATAGGAAGCTGTCAAACTCCTCGTCAGACATATCGTCGTTCTCGATCGTGAGACGATCGGCGGTCTTACCTTCATAAGCTACGTTGTACGGCGGATCAGTAAAGACCATATCGGCTTGTTCTTCGCCCATAATAGCGTTTGCAGTTTCGATCAAGGTGGAGTCGCCGCATACTAATTTATGATCGCCCAGGATCCACACATCGCCAGGCTGCGTTATAACCGGCTTAACCTCTTCGTCGTCAGATAGGTCGCCATCGTCCTCGCCAGGGCTAGGGATATCAAGATCAAAACCAAAGGCATCCATCTCAAGATCGTAAATGCCCTCTAATTCGATATTTAACTTTGACATATCCCAGGCAGCGAACTCGCTCACCTTATTATCTGCTAGCCTAAAGGCTTTTACTTGTTGATCCGTAAGATCGTCAGCGACTACACACGGAACCTTTTTCAATTTGAGTTCCAGCGCTGCTCTATATCGAGTATGGCCAGCAATAATAATGCCGTCCTTATCAATCACGATCGGGACCTTGAACCCGAACTCGCGGATCGAATTCATGACAGGCGTCACAGCTGCGTCATTGTTCCGTGGGTTATTATCATACGGCTTTATATCCGTAATATTTCGTTCTGTAATATTCATTTTAAAACACTCCTGTTACTAGACTTATACCGGTTATGTTCCTTACGCATTACGCAACCTTCATATTTTCGCGCGTTATCAGACGTAAAAAAAGCGCGGCAGTATTTATCGATCGTGATAAAATTTGCCCCGCAGTAGCCCTTTTTATTGTTCAGGCACTTCAATGCCCGACATTTGATCTTTGTCATTTCCGTGCCCTTTCAAGATAAAACAAAAAAGCCCAAACACACGGGAGAGAGCGACCATGTGTCTGGACTTTTTCGCAGGTAGTTAGAATGTCAGTATTCGCGTCGAATGGGTAAAAGCCTAAGGAAGTAAAAACATTATTCGACACTAATAGTTTACACTATGTAAACTGTAATGTAAATGAAATGTTTTTGCAACCTTTTGTCAAGCGGCCTGAACTCCCCAAAGTAATATGCTTACGTCGTTCTCGGCCCTTTCAAGATAGTTATATACCGTCCGCTCTGATACGGATTTTGAAACAGCCAGATCTTCGACACTTACACCGTGAACGTAATATTCGATCAGTACATCGAAATAAGGGACGCCCCTATGTTCACATTGCGACTTGTAAACCGCGAGCATGCTGTCAATATGCTCGATAATAAGTTCTGTGCGGCGTTTGCTAGCAGCGATCGCCTCGACCTTTAGGAGGCCCCGGCGATTAAAGACTTCATTCAGTACGATCTGCAGATCACTAGGAACACTATTCTCAACGCTGGCCACAGCATATTCACAGTGCTCCTTAAGCTCGTTATAACCTTTCAAAAGGCGCCTTGTATTTTTCCGGGCCTTCTCCCGGTTCTTTTCGCACTTATCTTCTTCCAGCTTCCTAAATTTTTCAATAGCAACCTCGCTCGCTAACCGCACCACTTCTTCCAGCGTATACTTACGATCATGATCGCAAGGGCTTAAACTATTTACTTCCATCATTCCTTACCTCCACTATAGACAGATCCACGATGTGTCTGTCTTCCAGCTCATTATAAGTACGCATGCCACCCATTATGGCATATTCCTTATTTGTTGCCTTGTCGACCAAACGCAATTTATCACGATCCCGCAGCTGTAGCAGTAGGGATCCCAAAGCCTTTTTATCCATTTTAGTCCACCTATTTATTAGTGCTACCAAAGCCGCCTGTTCTCTTGGCCGTAGTAGTATCGCGATACACAATTCTATAAGGCATGATCACAAGCTGCGCCAAGCGTTCGCTTGCGTCATACACAAACGGATCCTTTCCGATATTACGGATTGGGATCATGATATGCCCCTCGTTATCAGGGTTATTATAATAATCCGCGTCTATAATACCTGTCCCGTTTGCCAGCATAACCGCGTTCTTGATCCCTACGCTAGATCGTAAATGCAGCTGGATATACTCATCGCAATTCAGCTTACACTTGATCCCGGTCTCAATAAGTTTAGTTTCACCAGGAGCAACCACCCCTGAGAAGTAAGGCTTCACATCATAGCCAGCAGAATATTCCGTTCTTCTTTCCGGAAGATCCGCGTCAGGATAACCCGTTACCCTTTCAAATTGGTTCTCATTCATTCTTCTATACCTCCACATTTAAATAATTTCCATACAGTACTAACAGCCTTACCAGTTGCGGCAGATATAGCCTCATACGTGCAACCTTGAGCGCGCATTTCCCTGGCCTTCTCGCGCCAGCCTATGCTGTCTTTATATTTCAAGGTAGATCCACAGGCACGGCTGCAAGTTTTAGAAATATCACGCAAGCGATATGCGACCTGGTACGTTTTGCCACATACAGGACATACCTTCGTTACCATATTAGACGTTTTATGATCGTAAGCGTCGTATTGATGTTCACGCACACGCGTCGACTTTTTCCGTTTTTGTTTCCCATAGCGTACTTGAACACCGCGAACACCGTCCATCGGCTTATCGTTCCAGATCGGAAGATGAGCCAAGAAGTCTGGGATATTATTCATAATCGTCCTCCTCATCTGCAATCTTTGCAAAATTCCACGGATGTGTGAAATTGGGATCTTCCACGCTCCAGGACGTAGATCCACTCATAAAGGTCCATACCTGGCCTCCGCTATAAAATGCGAAGTAACCATGTGTCCACGGTTCGTCCTCGTTATCCCGAACCAATACAGGCGTGTCGACGTCAACCTTAGTCCAATCCATAAGGCCAGGCTCCTCACGTAGATCGATGATTTTACGATCACCCAGGATCTCATCGGCTAAGATCTTGTTAAAAAAGCCTAAATAAGTATAGTGATTACAGCTCTGCAAGCATTCGTTATAATTCGCTTTAAGATCTGGACGATTATCAGAGAAACATATTCCTTCTTTACCTACCCGGAACAGATAGTTATAACCTTCCCTATTGTAGTAATATGATAAGAAATCAAAACGGCCTTTTTCCGTTAAGCGCATACAAACAACCTCCCTTATTTTTCTTGATCCTGGATCGTATCAATACACCAGCCAATATATACGCTGGCTTTCTTGATATCTTGTAATTCACTATCTTTTTTTGCCAGCACGGATTAAATATTTTAAAGCATTACCACGACAGAAGCCCTTAAACTCTTCTGGCGTCAATACAGATCGTAAGACGTCTATGCTTTCGATATTAAGCCCAGGGAGCTTATAATGCTTTGGACTTTTTACAGCTTCATCCATCATCGCATTCTTGATCGTTAACTTAGGATCATGAATGATTTTTTTATTACCTAGATAAAAAGTGACATAACCGTCTCTATTGGGAATTTCTTTATTTTCAGGCATCATTTTTTCTTTCTCCTATCAAATATTTCATGAAGTACGTGCGGTTTTTCCGCTTCTATAATATCGATCTCAACCCGCGGGTTATTTTTGTCTACCCCTACGATTTCAGATCCGTCATAACTCACGATCCACATGTCGTCGTCTATAATACAGGCCGTGGTCAGGATATCACTGGTGGCTTGTAGCAGGCCCACAAGATCGGGCCAGCTTCTGAAATCCGGCATGTAATAGCGGCACCGGATCACCACAGGACCAGAAACACGCGCGCGTTGTTTGAAGAATTGAAGCTGTTTCAAACAATCCTGCTCGTATTGAGCGTATGCTTTTGATGGTAAGACTCTTGGATATTTCCCAGCCATAACAACGCGAGAGCTGTTCTTTTTAGTTGTAGGCCTGCCATAGACCACCAGCGACGTCATATCACATCCCTCCGTTCATTTCCGCGAAGTGATCATTGATCGCGTCATTGAGCGCCAGCATTAACACACCACGCGCCACCTTGCGATCCGAGCCTTCGAATTCACAAAACAACTTCATAGTTGCACCAATAAGAGCCACAAAAGAGTCGAGCTCTAAGGTTTCACGGATCGGGGAACCCTCGATCGTGAGTCTAATATCTTCTTTTTCTTTTACCCGAATTTTGATTTTTAACATTTTACCTCCTACATACCCATATAACTCGGTTCATAAATTCAAAAATGAGCCCCATATTTAACGCGCTAAGGCGCCTCAAATATTTATGTCGGGTACTTTATCATGAAAAGATATTTTTAACCGTACAGGGCTAAATTTTAAATATCTTTGATATTCAATGTGCTGCGCTGAGACTTGCCCTTAAACGTGAGAACAAATAGGGTTTGCTTCATGCGATCATACACGCGCTCGTTATAGCCAGATTGGATCTGCTTGATCGACATATTCGTCGTCAAGATCGTGGATCGCTTCCTTTCCACACGTTCCGAGAGCATGGAATTAACCTTATTTTTTACCCATTCCGAATCATATTCAGCACCAAAGTCGTCCAATACCAGGAGAGGACAGTTCTGGATCCTGCTCTCAAACTTGAGATAATGTTCAGATGGGCCCTTGCTTAACATCATGAGCGTGTCGAACAGGCTAGTCATTGAAATCATATAACCGCGATACCCCTGATTGATCGCCCAGCGTAATATACACACGGCAAGAGTTGTCTTCCCAGTTCCTACAGGGCCGGTCATAATAAGGCCTTTACCGTCGCGGATATGCTGCGGGAGATGCATGCCATATTTTAAAGCGTTTCTGTACATTTCCCGATCCTCAGCCGGAGCGCCCTGAGCTTTTAAGGCTTCAAAGGTAACATCCTTATAGCGACCTTTGATCCCGTATTGTTCAAGATCATCCCTGCGCTCCACTACTACAGGATCTGCATATTTAGGAGTATAAAACTCATAGCCACTCTCCGGTCTCTTTTGACCAGTCGACCTCGCTGCCGTCTGTTGCTGTCTTATTCTTTCTATTTCCGCCGCTACGTCGATCGCTTCCATTTGCCTTATTGACCTCCTTCTTTAAATTGCCCGCGGCTACCGTTTCAACGTACTTTATACTGTTACCACCAGCATCATGCGTTGTATTGATTGCCACAACTACGCTGTCCATTCCGTAGACCTCCACAAGATCGTCCAAGCGCTCCTTGATCACCGGAGAAATCTCGCTGACTTTTTTCATGTACAGCTCATAGACTTTTTTATTTTTAGATACAGGAGGATCATCAAACGCGGAGATCGGATCGTCGTCCTCGCGCGCGCGTATCTCTCTCTCTATATCTTTTATATTATTTTCTTTTATATTATTAGCTAGGTTTGCTAAGTTTTGCTTAGCATTTGCTTCCGTTTG